TCCTGATCGTGATATAGCCCATGTTGCCCAGGGGGCCTATGCCAGTATCGTATATCCCGTCGCCCACCGGCACCACCCGTGTAATATCGGTTACGAGACCGGCCTGCACCGCAATAAACACCGGGACGCCGCTCGCCATCGTGCTGCGCCCCAGGTTCGGCGGTGCGATGGCCGCCAGGCCCTGGGACTGGGCCATGCTGTTGGTGCTCAGGTTGGCGGATGTCTGTTGATAGCGGTCAATCGTCGCCAGTTGCAGCCCCGTCACGTGGATTCCACTCGCATCGATCTCCGTGGCCGTCTCGGTCACCCACAGCAGATCGTCGATCCCCACCGCATGATAGTCATCGACAAACTCGTCATAGATTACGCGTACCAGGTAACCAGGCAGCAGCGGCCGGGAGAGTTTTACCACGTCCGCCTCGTAACTCTCGATAGGCACCGCGTGCTGTTGCAGAAATTCTAGCGCCCGGTCGAACAGCGCATCGGCCGCTTTCTGCTGCTGCGTGCCGTCCGTGCCTGCAGCGACTATGTCGCTCCAGCTTTGCGAGACCTCGATGCGGCCGTAGGCAGTTTCAGTTGCATCGCATTTGAGATAGTTGTCAGTCTTCGAGAGGGTATAGCCGGCCGGCGCGCTCTTCGAGGTCAGCGCCAGCGTCGGTCGCATCGGGCCGATCCCGCCGCCATAGGGATAAACGCGGGAGATGATGTCGGAGGCGTCGCCGTCGGGCGCCGCGCGCAGGTTGCGGATCAGCATGATATCGGACGCGGACGCATTCTCCGCCGCGATGGGATCCATATGCGCCACGGCGCGCAGCCCCGAATCCCGCTGCTCGTCTTGCAGCCAGATCAGGTCGCGCCCAAATCCCGCCGTGAAATTCTCCCCGGTGTGCTCCGCAACGCGAATCAGCGCCGTCAGCACGCTCTCGCCGGAAAACGTCAGATAGACGCCGTTCGCCGTGGCTGTGAATCCCAATGCACCGTCGAGCGCCCAGCCCGCCGGTGCGAACGCCATCACATCGGCGAGCGCGGTAGTGGTCTCCTCGTTGACAAAAACCTGCACCTCGGCGAAATCTACATCGTCGATGTTGGCGGTGACGTAAAAGCGGATCTCGTAGGTCGGCGCCGTGCCCCACCCCGCGGGCATGTCGAATACCACCAAGCCGCTCTGTGACAGCGTCGCGTCGCCCGTCTCGGTGCCCAGTGTACCGTCGGATGTGATTTTGATGCTCTCCCAGCCGGCGCTCTCTACGTTGTAGAACTGGCCGCGCAGCTCGGCTGTTACGGCGTTGACCGCCGCCCCTAACGTGAACATGACCTGAGAAAAAGTCTTATCAGAACGCACATAGACCCAATCGGAGGGTGCATCCGTGGCCGAGCCGTTCAAATCCACGTTGGCGCTGGTCCCGGTGTTGCCGTCATACGCGTTCGGCATATCGATCCCCCCCGTCTCGGGGGTCATGCGTTGCACCTTCGTCGCCGTGAAGATGCTCTCGACCATCAGCTTTAGATCCCCGACGGTGCGATCGGCCAGTTCCCGCAGCAGATCGCCGCCGCTCACCTCGATGATCGCCGCGCCGGACGCATCGACGGACGTGCGTATATGCTCGACGACGCCCGATCCGCAATCGACCAGCCGGTGCAGGAGATGATCGTATTCCCAGCAGCGCACCCGCCGCCGATAGGTCAGATCAGCCACTTTCGGATCGCTCGCCGGCATCGCAAAGGCAAATTCGCCGGCTCGTTTCAGCCGCTTGATTTGCCTCCAATACGTTGCCGTCGTGATCGGCCCAGAGCTTAGTTTGTAGCCCGCGGCGTCCTCGATGTCAATCCACATGTGTTACTCCCAGGGCGGGTAGAACTGATAGCGGACATACGGGTAGTCCGACCCATCGGTGATGAATACATTCAACTCGTTGTCGCCAGGCGCGAACTCCATCCAGCGTTCGTGATTAGTGGGCCGCACGAATCCGTAGTAGGAATCAACGCCGTTATTCGTGACCGTCTGCGCTCCGCAATCGATGATCAGAGCCTCGTCCTCGTGCAGCGTCCCGTTCCATTCGAACGTGTGGTCTGTGGTTGCATTGTAGATTTTGAAGTAAGTCAGTACGGCGCCGGTGATCGCTTTGGCATTGAGCAGTGTAATAATCGCATCGGTAACGTTGGCGTTGCCGCTATTGGTCAACGTGCGGGTATGCTCGCCGGCGACGAAATATGGCCCCGTCGTGTTGACCGGGGTTGCGCCATACCAGGTCGGCGAGATGATCTGAAACGCCAGCTCGAGTTCCGCCAGGCCCCGGTTGTCCTTGCGATCCGCCCGCCCGCCCACGCGCAGCAGCCGCGCATATGTCCATTCGACGGTGTCGGCTACGTCCGACCAGGTGCGGTAGAGCTTGGCCCGTGTGCCCACCAGCACCCGCAGCGCGTTGTATTCAGTGCGCGACACATCGGCGGCCGTCAACGACTCGGTCGGCTCCGAGATCAGCGAGCGGCGCACGGTCAGCGGCAGTGGATTGCGCCGCGAGCGTTCCGCGCCGCGCGCATCGAACCAGCCGTCGGGCAGCGTGACCACCGAGTTGCGCGCCTCGAAGGTGCTCACATCGTCCTCTGGGTCCAGATCTGGCAGCGTCACCGTGTCAAACTGTGTGATTCTGTAGCTCATCTCATCGCATCCCCATTGCGCGTGCTGCGCTCAGCACGCCCTGCTCAGTCGCCCGGCGCACCAGCTCAGGATTGCCGCCCGGCGCATTCACAACCACGCTGAAACTGTTCTGATAAGAACGGTTACTACCCGCTGTGGCCAAGGAGGGCGTCGCCGCCCCCAGACCGGCCATGCCGCCGCCGAATGCTTGCGCACCTGCGCCACCCTGCGCGCCGGTTCCGCCGCCGCCCTGGCCTGTCTTACCCAAATTCCTGATGCCGTTCAGCAACGAATCGAGCGCCTTGCGCGCCTCAGCGATCGCGCTCTCGACGATCTCCCTGAGCGCACTCGCCACCCCGGCCCCCATTTCCTTGATGCCATTGATCAGGCTTTCCACAATCGCCCGCCCTACGTCGGTCAACTTGAAGTTTTGCAGGAAGCTCTTGATCTCGTTGAACTTGGTCTGGAACCAACCGACCAACTCGGAGAGCTTTCCGTTGGTCAGGATGTTGAGATTGTCCAGCGCCGCCGTGATCGTGGTCAGGATCCAATTCCAGACGGTAGTCGCAATGTTCTGCACCTCCGTCCAGACCGTCGACCAGTCGCCCTTGATGGCGGCCAGCACGATGCGCAATAGCGAGAGGATCAAGGCGAGCACCGTCTCGATAGTCGTGCGGATGAATGTCCACGCATTGCCCAGGATGGCCGAAATCTCGGTGCCATGCGTCGCGATGAATTGTCCGATGGCCGTGAGCACCGGCACGACGGTCGCCTGGATGATCTCCATGACCACGCCGATGATCTGCCCGATGGTCTGCCACGCCCCGGCGAGCGCCGTCTTGATCTCCTCACCGTGCGCCGCCAGAAACGTGCCGATGGCCCCGAATACGCCGGTGACGATGGCCTGCAATGGCGTGATGACCGACTGGATGAACGCCACGGCCCCGCCGATATCGCTCTGCACCTGCCCGAACACCTGTTGCACCGTGGCTGCGATCATCGGCCAATTGGCCGTAATCCAGGTTACAACGCTGCTGATCGCCGGGATCAACGTGCTGGTCAACCAATCCGCCCCGGCCTGCGCCACTGCAATCAGCCCCGGCCCGAGCGCCGTCGCCATCTGCTGCAACACCGGCAGCAGGGCCATGCCGACCTGTTCCTTGACGTTGCCGATCTGGTTGTTGGCGATGGCCATCTGCCCGGCGAACGTGGTGCCGGCCGCGCGCGCCGCCCCGCCGAACTGCGATTCCAGCTCCTTCAGGATGATCGCCTGCGCGCCGGCTACGTCGCCGCCCTCGACCATTGCCTTGATCGCGTCTTTCTGCGCATCGGTGAACTGCACGCCCGCCCGGCCCAGCGCCGTCAGACCCGCAACGGGATCATTCAGCGCCTTGCCGAGCATGATCGACGTGGACTGGAGTTGTTCTGCCGAGGGGATCGCGCCGCGATTCATGGCCGTGGCCATGTCGAGCACGGCCTCGGTGGTCTGCGGAAAGATGTCCTTGCCGATGTTCTTGAACGTGAGCAGCATCGATTGCGCGCCGGTGATCACGTCGTCTTCGACCGGGATCACCTTCGAGAGCGACAACGAGAGCCCTTCGACCGCCTCTTTCGACATGCCGGCCACGCCGCCGGTGGACGCCAGCACCGCCTCAAGATTTTTGGTGACGCGCTCGGCATCCATCGCGGCCGCGGTCGCATCGGACAGGATGCCCACCACGGCCGCGCCGGCTGCCACCGCCACCGCGCCGCCGATCAGCAGCCCGCCCTTGAGCACCCCGCCGACGCGCCCGGCCCAGCCGGAGGCTTGCCGCTCTGCGGCATCGAGACCGCGGCCCAACCCGCTATCATCCGTGGTCAGCGCCAGAACCGCTCGCCCAAGATTTTCATCAGCCACGGCTCACCATCCCCAGGGTTGCCATCATGCGCTCGAACTCATCCCGGCTCATGCGCTCGCGCTTCGGTCTGGCCTTCGGCGTCAACGCGTTCGCTTGCCGCCGCCAGCCGTCGAGCACCCGCTGTCGTTTGCGCTGATCGATGTTGCTGTCGGCGGCCATCGCAACCTCTGCGCTCAGCAGCGCCTCTTCGGCCTGTAACGGCTGGTACATCACCTGGTAGGCCCGCAGCCAGCGCAGGGGCGTTCTGAGCCAGCCGTCCAGATCGCCCCCGTAGAAACGCTGCAAACGGGGGATCAGGGCGCCCCAGTCGGCGGGTTCGGCGACAGAAACGGTGGGCGGGTCGTCTCCGTCGCCTCTCGAAAAGCCCGGATGATGGCGAGCTTCTGGCCATCGCGCAGCCGATCACGCACCTCGACCGGCATCTCCGGCAGCACCAGGGCCGTCAGATCGTCGAGCACCCCGGCCAGCCGGTCGATCTCGGCATCGGTCAGATCGTTGCGATCCATCAGCCCGGTCAGATCGTTCTGCATGCGCTGGATGCGCGCCAGCTCGGCCAGGCCGAAATCTTCGGCGGTTTTCATGCTGTAATCGGCGTTATCGATACAGACCACCGGCCGCTCTGCCAGGGTATCGAGCGTGAGAATGCGCGTCGCCATGCTAGGCCGCCACGGCCGCTTGCGCCCGGTAGGTGCCGAAGCGCCCCGGATTGTTGGTGTCCTCGAACGCCGTGAACTTGCAGGCCAGCACCGAGGCATCGCTCTTGGCGTAGGTCACCTCGACCGAGTCGGAGACGGATACCCGCACATACTCATACTGGGCGTTGCCGTCCATCAGCGGCGAGGCGCCCCGAATCAGCATGGCGAACTGTGCGGGCCACAGGCTCGGCTCGATGCGAAAATATTGCGTGCCGGGCGTGCCGGCCGCCGCGGCGACCGCTGTGACTGCCGCATCATCGAGTAGCTTGGCGTAGCGTTGCGCGGTGATCTCCGCCAGGTTGAAGCTGATCTCGTCGGCGGCGCTGGAGAGCGTCACCTTCTGCACGAGCGGTGAACAGCCCTTGAAGTGCTGCTCATACTCGCGCGTATGCGTGACTGTCACGCCGTCGTCGTCCGTGCAGCCCAGGCTGATCCAGGCCGCTGCCGGCACCTCGTCAACGTCTGGAAACGCCGTTTCCAGGGGCGCCAGCCAGATGGACGCCACGCCGACGATGATTTCGTAAGGCTGATTGTTTCCCATGATAGATCTCCTATTCCCCGGCGACCACTCGCCAGGAAGACCAGGTGAAAGGCCAATGTGTATCCGGGTCCCGCAGTTCCAGCGGGCCGGTTAGTTCGACCGCCGAATGCAACAGGCTATCGGATAGCATGTCGCGCCGCATGGTGCGCAGCGCCTCGCGCACGGCCAGATAGAGCGTCGTCGCCTGCAAGCCGGTCGCGCCGTAGCAGGATACGTCAACTGTCACATACATAATCGGCACGTCCGAGGCCGGGCCGCTGCCCCCGGCGAGCGTCGCTACCACCGCGTAGCGCGGCATGTTGTCGGCTTCGCTTTTGGGCAGCTCGCCCGCATAGATGCGCGTGCTGGCCAATCCCAGCGCGCCGGGATCAGACAGCAGGTAGCTGCGCAACGCCGTCAATGGATTCGGGATGCTCATGGCGCGCTCTTCGCAAACAATTTCTGGATACGCCCGGCCAGTTTGGGATATTCGATCTCAGCCGCCGGACGCAGATAGGGCCGATGCCCGGCTTGGGAGAACGTCCTGATCTCCTGCCACAGCGCATAGTTCACGTCGAAGGACCCCCAGCGCCCCACCCAGTGGCCGCCCTCTTTGACCGCCTGCCGGGTTTGGATGCTGCCCTGGAGGATACGCGTCTTGATGCGCACGAACTGTTTGGCTGGCGTCACCGTCGCGGCCGTAGTCGTATCGATGCCCAGGCGCTGGGCCTCGTCGAGCCGCCGCTTGATCGCATCGCCATGCCACGTCAGTTTGACCGTGCTCACGATTCCACCGCCTCCAACGCCAGCAGCAGGTGATCCGGTTTGCGCACGATCTGCGTGATGCCGAACACCCCATCGCTGACAGTGCGCCCGCGGCGATCGCTTATCCCGCTGATCCGATCCTCTTCGGTGATGTCTGTGCCGAGGGGCACCAGCAGCCGCTGACTGTAGAGATCCGCATTGCGCTCGCCCCGCTGCTCGCCCCGTTGCGCGCTCGGCTCCCAGAAGTAGCACGGCTGCGCCGGGATGTGCGTCGTCCATGTCGGTACATCCGGCTGCCCGTAGGCGTCCGTCGTTGCCGTCGTGTCACGCTGCACCAGCGCCCGATGCATCATCCGATTGCGCGTGCTCATGCCAGGAACACCCCGCCCCGTGGTTCCAGCTTGCGGAATAACCGCTCTCGCTCCCGCTGATAATCCGCCGACGTGGCGGAGTAATCCCCGCCGCCCACGCTCTCGCTCTGCACGCCGTTGTAGCGCGCGGCGAGCTGGCAGAGCTGGCTCAGCAGCAGTTTGCGCTGCGCCGTCGTCGTCTGGGGCACATAGACCACCGTCACCCGGTCGCCCCAGGTGCTGCGCGCATTCGTGCCGCTGTCATCGCGTTCGAGCGCCTGGTTCCACCACAGATCATAATCGTCAGTTGCCAGCGTCGTCGTCGTGCCGCTGACCTCCTCCGAGATCGAGGTGATCGTGCTCACCAACCGGGAGAGGAACACATACGACTCCCCGCCCCGCAACGTCTCCGTCTGCGTCGCCGCCGCCCCGAACCGCCGGATAATCTCGGCGTCCTCGGAGTCGATGATCCGTTGCAGCGCGTCGTCTGGCAGGTCGGTTTCCACATGCTCTCGGATCTGTGCCACCGTCAGCAGGGCCATCGTTTTTCCTCTCCCAGTCCACGAGGGGCTTGCGCTCCCAGTCTGTGCGCATCGTCGCCTCTGTTGCGATAATCAACCTTACTGCGCCAACTACCCGCGCACTACCCGGCAATTCAGCCCGGCCACGTCGGACAACGTGAAGCCGCTCAGTGTGCCCGTGCCCGCCGTGTTGTAGTTCGCCGGGGGGAACGGGCCGCAGATCTCCATGCTGGTTGTCGCAATCGCATCGCCGGAGCCAGCATCCACGGTGACGGTGCGCTGCGCGATGGCCAGGCCGTCGATGGTGCCCGGGGTGTCGAAGGTCACGGTGCACGCGCCGACGCCGGTTTTCTGGAAGATCACGTATTCCTTGCCGGTGTTGGCGAAGACGAACGTGTCTGACGTGTTCAGCAACGGGCTGGCGCCCGCTCCCGTGTAGGTCGTGGTCACGCCCGCCCGTGTGATGTCCTGGACTGACAGAGTTACAGTAGCCATGTTTCAAATCTCCTGTGCTGGGCAGGCAGGCCCCGGCTTGCGCCGGAGTCCGCCGCCCGAATGTTACGCGATGGTCACGTTGATATTGTTGACCACGTACCAGACCGCCTGATATGCCTCGATGATCAGCCCGTTGCCGATGGCCGCCCCAAACGTGCCGATGTCGCCAGCGGCCCCGGCTGCATTGAAGCCCGCGCCCGCCGAGTTATCGAGGGTATGAGCAAATGCTGTCGTCGAGATGAACGTCAGGCGCACGCCGTCATGCGTCGTGGCGGTCGGATTTGCCAACGTCATCGCGGCCGCCGACCCCTTCGTGATAAAGAACGTCTTGCTGCCGGCCGGGATCGTGATCGCGCCGTCGCCGGTGACCGCCGCGATGGTCTCTTTCGCCAGCACGCTCGCCGCCGTGACCACGCCCGTCGCCGTCACGTTGCGCAGCCCGGTCACGTCGATATTGGCGTCGGTCGTGACGTTCTTCGAGGCGATGGCCGTACCGGCCGTGACGCCAGCGGCCAGGTTCAACTCCGCCGCCGTGGCTGTAACTGCCGTGCCCGCGCCCGCCCCCAGCTTCAGCCCGGAGTCGGCGATGGCCAGGGTATCGACATTCTTGTTCGCGCCCAGCACCAGCGCCTTCGAGGCCACGGCCGTTCCCGCCACCGAGCCGTCGATCAGGTTCAACTCAGCCGTCGAGGCCGTGGTGGTCAGTTGCCCAGTCGCCCAGACCGGCGCCAGCGCGGTGCCGGTGTTGGTGTACAGCGCGCCCGAGTCGGTGCGGATCAGCAGCCGGCCGATGGGTGAACCCAGGCCGGTAGCATCGACGCCCGCCACCGACTCGCTGATTGCCGCGGTGACAGGATGCTCGCCCTGCAACAGGCTCGACGTGGTGGTCATGGCCGGCAGTGCGCGCTTGAGCATGTTCCCGCCGTCGAACGTGACGGTGTAGATCCGTGGCGGCCCGGCTGCCACAGTCACGGTACAACCGCTTGCGCCGATACTGGGCAGCGCCACCAGGGCCGCCTGCACCGCGGCGTCGGTCGCGTCGAAGGCGATGGCCGTCGTGGTGTAGCCCTGGAATGTGATCGTGAATGTTCCCGCATCGGGAACATTCGTGCCGGTCGTCGCCGTGTAGGTGATCAGTTGCACCTCGTCGGTGCCGTTGACCGGCGCTCCGGTAGTCAGCAGGGGATCAGACGTTACCCCTTCGATGTAAGGCATGGTATCCCTCCCGTGTTCTGATAATGACCATTACGGGGCCAGTCGCCCGGCCCCGCCACGATCAGATACCAGTGACCTGGCAGATCGCCGCCGGCCGATAGATCACCAGCGCCGCGCGCACCGTCGCCAGAATCGCCAGCGTCCGCTGGATGAACAACCCGGCGTGCGAGTCGCTGACTTCCAGTTGGATGCCCTGGCGCATCGCCATCTCGGTGTAGGTGGCGAAATCGCCCACCAAAGCCGTGTTCTCAGTGCACGCGCTGTCTTTGATCACCGGCAGGCCCCAGATGCGCGCCGGGCCTGGATCGGCCGGGCTGCCCCAAATGTAGATGCCGTCGGCGGTGCGCAGCAGGCGGATGTCCTGCCAGTCGTTCGGGTGCCAGATCGTCACGTTCGGGTTAGCGCGTCCGGTCACTTCGATCAGGGTCATCGCCTTGTAGATGGCGTCCGGCGTGGGATCTGCGCCTTTCGCCTGCGTCTGCACCCCGGCCAGGCCGATGACACCCGTGAACGACGGCGCGCCCGCCCCAGTCAGAAGCGCCGCGCTCATCACCTGGCGCAGCATCAGCGGCAGCCGATTGTTGATGTAGCCCTGCACCTGCGGCACATCGTCCATCTGCTCGCGGGTGACGGGAAGCCACACCGCAAATTCCCGCACGTTGGCGGTCTGCTGAGTCAGGGCCAGCGCGGCCTCGCCGGCGTTGTTCGCGCCCTCAGCCCGCGCCGCAGCGTTGTTGGTGAACGTGGTTTCTTCCATGTAGACCACGGCCGCCTGGGTCGTGGTGCCCATCGGGAACGCATCGACCACGGTCGGGATGCGTTCGGCATGGGGCACATAGCCCGGCATCCGCAGACTCTCAGGCGCCCACCCGGCCGCCTGGGTCATCAGCGTTTTCACGTCCACATCGGGCAGCAATGCCGCCGGCGAGCGCCGACCATCGAAGCCCTTGAAAGCCACGGATGCGACGAACGCCTCACCGAGACTCTTGAACTGCGGTTCGCTTTTCGTCTCCGGCTTGGCCGGGTGCTGCATCTCGCTGGCCAGTCCCTTGACAGAGGCTGCCACCCGCTCGACTTCGGCGAGCTGCTCGACCTCTTTGCCGAGGCCCGTCAGTTCGTCATTCAACCGGCGCACTTCGTCGGCCCGCGCCTTCGTATCGGCCAACGCCTTCAGTGCGTCGGCCTTGCCCAGATCGAGATCAGGCCCCGCCTGCTCGAAGATCGCTGCGAGTGCGGCCTGCTTGGCCTTCAGCTCCTCGCGCTTGACAACCAATTGAGTAGCCATCGTGATCGCTCCTAGAGGCCCCGCTGGGCCAGCTCAGTTCGGATATGCTGAAACTCGACATACAGGCGTTCAACGTCAACGCCCTTCGGTGCAGGTTCGGTGGCCGTCAGCAACTCCTGGATATCCGCCCCCACCGCCTGCAAGCTCTCCAACAGGCTCGTCAAGCGTTTCCTGTTGGCTTCCGATAGCACCCGGCCTTCCTTCGCCCGCAAGGTGGCAAGCGCCTTGCTGCGTTCTATGAAGTTCTCGACGGTAGCAAGCACCGTCTCGGCTTCTTCGGCATAGCCCGAATGCCCCTTGATCGCCTCGGTGTACGTGCCCACCCCGGCCCCTACGAGCACCGGCGAGACCTCGAACACCTCGGCCCGCTTGATGACCCGGACGATCTGCTGCTCGCGCTGCTCATAGCCCGCGTCGACCACCCGGAAGCCCCATGACCACTCCTGCAATGATCCCATCGCCTTGACCGTCTTGTAAGCTTCCAGCCCGGCATCCGTATCGATGAAAAATGCCCCGTCGAAGAGTGCATCGGCCTCGCGCACACGCACGAGGCCCTTACCCACCGGCATCTCCCAGCGATGGCTCCAGGTCATGGGTACGGCCTGGCTGTCGGTGAACGCAGAGGCGAGCACCACGTCATTGTCGCTGTCCACCACGCCGAACGTGGAGAACACGGCCTGCACGCTGCCTGGCTCGCCGCCGGATTTCTCCTCCAGCGCCGCTCGCAACCGTTTGATCTCAGCCATCGCAACCCCCGTTTCTTGCTGTAAGAGTTCTTATCGGAACAGTCACGCCCCGAAATGATCCGCCAGCCGCTTGACCTGCGCGGCCAGGCCGCTGATCGCCGTCACCACGCCCGCCAGATCGCCCGTTCCGGGATCCGGTGGCGGCGGTGGTGTCACTTCCTCGTCGCTGGCCTGGAGTACCATGAACACGGTGACATGCTCATTCAAGGGCATATCAACGCCCAGGAGAGCATCGGCCCGGCCCACCGTCGTGCCGATCCATGAGCCGATTTCGCCGCGCATCGGCGCATACGAGTTGAACAGGTACACATCTGCGTCGCCCTTCGCGCTGGACTGGTAGACGTTGCCCGGTTGCCACAGCCAGTCATTCTGCCGGAAGAGAATGCCCTTGCCCATGATCGGCTGGCCGTCTTTGTCGAGCACCATGATGTGGAAGTTATGATCTCCCGTGCTCGACCACTTGGCCCCCTGCCAGTAATCGTTGCGCGCCCACTCGTCAATGCTGTACTTCTTGCCGGGCGTCAACTCCCAGGAACCAGCCAAGACGCTAAAAATGTCCTTGATGCGATAAAATGGGCCGTCCTTCCAGTTGTCTTTATCCGGGCGCTCCTCGTATTTGACGATGCGCAAATTCAGGCCGTCCGTGCCTTCGATCCATGTGCCAAGTCGCATGATGCCCCCTCGCCCTGACTTCATCAGCCCTCGTACGTGTGCAGGCCAAAGTAAAAATTCATCGTGCCCGTGTTAGTGCCGAGCGCCAGGCAGCGCGCCCACGCCAACGTACCCGCAGATTGCCGTCTACAGTTGATCGGCACTTCAGCGCGATCCGATGCTGTCGAGTTGACCCGTATCACGAATTCAGTGAACGTGCCCGCCGTTACCGCAGCATCGGCATCCGCGCCGAAAGCCAGTTGCACGAAATACGGTGCTGTCTCTTGTACATCCGTAACGTACAGCTTGTGTAGATCGTACTTTTCGGTGGTGTCGTCGCTGCCGAGAATCTGCACCCAGGAGCCAAATACCGTGTTCCCCCCGTCCAGCCCGAAGGCGACGATGGCTTGCGCGAGACGATCTGCCTTGTGCGTGCCGGAGGGCGTGGCGGCCACGCCGAACCACTTTTCGTAGCTGTGAAAATGGCGCTCGATCTCGTGCACGCGATAGGCCAGGCTGTTTGACGTGCCGGTCAGACCGCTGACTGCTACCCGGTCGATCTTGGCGATGTCGGTCGCCATGCTGACATTTGCCACGTCGCCCAGGACTGCCCCGACCGTGGCCGTACCGCCCGTGTTGGTGACTGTGCCCAGTTTGCTCGCCGCGCCCGAATCAGCGTTCGTGTTTACAAGTGGCATATCACACCGCCTCCGAGACGAGCAGGATCTTCCCGCCGCTCGCGCAGATACAGTTGACCGCGCCCAGGTACAGGCTGCCCCCGGTCAACTCCAGCGAGCCGCCCGATGCATTGATGCGAATGCCCTGATTGGCGACTGCCGCCGCACCGAGCTTGACGTATACCGTTTCGTCGCTGTCGTTGACCAGCAACAGCCACTTGCGGTCAGCGTTGGCGGCTTTGGCGGTAGTGGTCGCATTCGCCACGGTCACGGCCGTATGTGTAACAGTTGTTATCGCAGCAATAGCCATTTATGGTTCCTCCACAATCGGTGCGAATGATCTGACGCATCGCGGATGCGCCAGCGGGTTGGCGTCGGCTTCGTCGAACGTCACCTGTTTACCGTCGGCCTTCTCAGGATCATCGTGAGCGGTCCAGCCGCAATCGTCGCCGTCGAACACCAACAGCCCCTTGATCACGGGGTTGTTGCGATAGGCCATGATGCTCGATTTGTTCTGGGCGATCTTGGTTTCCGTCCGGGCAATCGTCTCGCTGCGATACTGCCGGGCCGCCCGGTCGCCTGCTTTCTCGGCTGCGGCATCGCCCCAGCCGCGCGCCTTCGCCCGGTCGAACGCATCCTGGTACACGCCGGGATACATATTGCGGCCCTCGACATAGCCCCGGATGCGCCGGGCGAGATCGTCGGCCCCATCCCCCGCGGCCCGCCCATCGGCGAGCGCATCCATGATCGCCTTGCGGGTTTGCTCGGAGATATCCGCCAGCCCCTTGCGCGTCGCCCAGTTGCGGATCATGTCCCTGGCCACCGGGTCCTCGAGCATCACGCCGATCGGCATACTCAGCACCTCGGCAATCGTCTCGCCCGTGGTTTCAACGATCAGCTCGAAAGCCGCCTTGTACAGCTCCCGGAACGTGCTGTCGATCTCCTCCGGGATCTCGACCTGCACGATCTCGCCGCCGGCGAGCGTGATGCGCATCGGCGGCCCGGCGCTCTTCATGCCTTGGCCATCCACCGTGATCTGCACATCAGCCGCGAGTTGCTCGAAGGCCGCCTCCAGATCGGCGGCCATCTTCGCCGTCAGTCGCACCCGGTCACGCTCCAACGCCGCCAACAGCCGCCGCTGATACTGCGCGCCCCGCCCCTTCGTCTCGATTGCCCGTAACATTTTCGGTGCGTCTTCGTCTTCGGTCTTTGGTCCTTCGTCATCGGTCGGCTCCGGCACGGGCGCCGGCTCCCGAATCTCGCCCGGCTGCACTTCCTGCGAGCTGGAGGAGCGCAGATACACGTTATCCGCTTCCTCCGACTGCTCGCCGACCATCTCCTGCGCGCGCGCCACGGTCAGCCAGCCGCCCCGGACGGCCGTGTCTACGCGCACCCACAGTTTATTTTGATCTTCCTGGAGCACCCGCACATTACGGTAGTCCCAGGCCACGCGCTGCGCACCCGTCGCATCCCATTCCGTCAGGAGCTGGCTGCTCAGATCGGCGGCGAAGAGCCGTTGGTTCGGGATGATGTTGCTCTCATAGGCCATCTCACGGGCCTCGCTCATGTTGGCGAATGTCGAGCGATCCAGCCCGGCCCCCAGCCCCGCCACAATCGCCGGCACGCCCAACACCGCCGAAACCCGCTCTTCTGGGATGCGCCGCAGGGCTTTGACATCCATCTGCACCGGATCGAAGCCCAGGGGCGTCACACGCACTCGCGCCGGCAGCACCAACGGATCGCCCCGATTATCGCCGCCGGTCAACTGCTTGAACTCGGCTTTGATCGCCTTCGCATCGTCTGGCGTGACGTTGACCTCATCCGTGTCTGGTGCGATGATCACCCCCGGCACGCCCACGTTGCGCAACAGGCTCGCCGTGTAGTTCGCCGCCTCATCGTCGGTGAAGATCTCCCGCAACAGGCTGGCCAGTGGCGAAAGCCCCTTGCGCGTGTTGTCGGGATCCATGCCATCCCGGAAGTGGACGATATCGGCCGGGTCATAGGGAATCGGCGCGCCGTTCGGGTTGTAGTCGTAACGTGTCAGATAGGCGCTGCCATCCTGCGGCCA